CCGTTGTGGGGCTCCGCCAGCATCATGCGGGTGATGATGAATCCTGCAATGAAAAAGAACAGGGTCACACCAAATCCACCCGGCACCCATGGTGTCACAACGTGGCTGACCAGGACGATCAGGATGGCGACAGCACGAAGACCATCAAGAATTGGGATGTATTTCATTGCTTGATGGACGGCACAGGCATACCACTTCATAAAATTGTTTACGGATTGCAATTGTCGCAAATCGTGGCCCGGAACCATGGCGCAAGATGGCAAAAGTGCGATCCGATAGGCAACAGGGCATCGCATCGGAACGCAGAATGGCCCTGCTCAAACTCCGCAGCCTCAGGCGTCGATGCGCAAGAACACTTCCATTGGGCGCTTGGCGTCAGAAAATATCCCACCACTCGCCCAATACGTCTCTGCCCCGAGGCCGAGCAACACCCCAGATGCCTGCTTGCAGTCGAAATATTTGAACCCTGCCCAGCGCCAAGCCAAACCCCTCTGGTTTTCCTGCTATAGTTGAGGGCTTCCGGAGAGGTGGATGAGCGGTTTAAGTCGCACGCCTGGAAAGCGTGTGTGGGTTAATCCCCACCGCGGGTTCGAATCCCGCCCTCTCCGCCAATACACGCGTCACAGACGCTTTAAGACGGCCCTTCGGGGCCGTTTTTCATTGGGGCGCCCCTATACTGACCCGCCGTAACACTCCATTGGCCACCGCTTAAGCGCAGCATTTATGGCCTATGGGATGGCCTATCGAAGTCAGTCATGCCAAAGATCCCCCGCGAGCTGTCCCCCCTGGAGGTTTCCAGGCTCAAGAATGAAGGCGCCCACGCTGTTGGTGGTGTGCCCGGCCTTTACCTGCAGGTGCTGGGGGGATCCAGGTCCTGGGTGTTGAGATTTGTGGTCGGCGGGCGCCGCCGGCGCATGGGCCTCGGGCCATTCCCATCGGTCACACTGGCCGCGGCCAAAGAAAAGGCTCGGGCCGCGCACCAGGTGATCGACCGGGGCGAGGACCCCATCCAGGCGCGCCGGCACCAGGTCATGACGGCCGAGGCCGCCAATGCCAAGGCCCTCACCTTCAAGAAGGCCGCCGAGCTGTTCATTGCTGCTCGCGAGGCCGAGTGGAAAAACTCGAAGCACAGACAGCAATGGGAGAACACGCTGGCCACCTACGCTGAGCCGGTGCTGGGTTCGATTGATGTGTCCATGATCGAGACCACCCACGTCATGCGGGTGCTGGAGCCGATCTGGCGCGAAAAGACCGAGACCGCAATCAGAGTCAGGGGACGAGTCGAGCAGGTGCTCGACTGGGCCAAGGTGCGAGGACACCGCAAGGGCGAGAATCCAGCCAGGTGGCGTGGCCACCTGGACCACCTACTGCCGGCGCCGGCAAAGATTGCCAAGGTGACCCATCATCCAGCGGTGGCGATCGAGGATGCCCCGACCGTTGTAGCCCGCATCGCTGACGCTGTCGGAATGGGTGCCCGGGCCTTGCTATTCCAGGTCCTGACTGCGACGAGGTCTGGGGAAGTTCGGGGCGCCGTCTGGTCAGAGATCGATCTGGATGAGTGCCTCTGGACCATTCCGGCCATCCGAATGAAAGCTGGCCGTGAGCACCGCATCCCCCTCTCCCGCCAGGCTGTAGCCCTGCTGCAGGCCCAGCCGATCATTGACGGGGCAGACCTGATTTTTCCGAGTCAGAAGTTGACCATGCTCTCCGACATGAGCCTGACGGCCGTGATGCGCCGGATGAAGCTGGAGGCTGTTCCGCATGGGTTCCGGTCGACGTTCAGGGACTGGGCATCTGAGAAGACGAGCCACCAAAGTGAAGTGGTCGAGATGGCCCTGGCGCATGCGATTGCTGATAAGACTGAGGCCGCCTACCGGCGGGGCGACCTCTTGGCCAAGCGCGTGGCCTTGATGCAGGACTGGGCCGACTACTGCCGCCCCATGCCGGTGCCTGCTGCCTGATCAGTCCTCGTCGCAGGAGTTTGCTGTGGCTTTGGGCCTGGTATCGAGCCAGGTCTGCACCTCGGTAGCCACCCAGCCTACAGCGCGGGCGCCCAACTGCCTTGCCAAGGGGAAGTCGTCATCCTTCATCCAGCGGCGCAGGGTCGTTTCCGAGATTTGCAGCAACTGCAGCAAGGTCTTCTTCCGGTAGATCAATTGGTTCACAGCTCACCTCCAGTAACCACATATCCATGACGACGCAGCAGCTTGGCCGCGTCTCTCAACTTGGTCTGCATCTGAACGTCATAGGCCCAGCTCCAGTGGAATTGGCCCTCCCGGGCCACGATCCTGCCGAGTCTGATGTCGTTTTTCAGAAGGGCCCAGACCCGGCCTGATGCGCCCGGCACATCCAGTGCCACCGAGATCTGTTGGGCTGTGAGTGGCCCCTGGACCTTGACCATGGCTCTGATGCGCTCGGTCAATGATGGCGAACGCTCAACAGGATCAGCAGCTCGCACATGAGGCCAAGCCGCATAGGGTCGACCTGTGAGACCGCATGCCATCCTCTCAATTGCGTTGTTCATCAGGCACCGCCCTTCTGAGCTTCCTTGAACCCCTTCATGTACCAAAGCTCCAGAATATGGACAAACCTCTCGGTGTCGCTGGACCAAAGGCCGCGCCAAGACCTTCCAGCCTGGACGTGCAGCCTCGCCTTCTCCCGAATGACGGAATCGGTCAGCAGGGCCTGTTCTGGCAGCCCTTCGTCTGCAGCGGCCTCCGGTTTTGCAGACTTCCCACAAAACGGGCAGAACGACCAGACCATGTTGCCGGACATCTTTTTGGGCCTGTACTCGCCGGTCTTCTTCACCGGGTGGTCAGCGGTAGCCGTTATCTGCACGGCGCCCTGGTGGGTCATCTTGTTGCCGATGATGGCGAAGCCGTAGCCGCCCAGGGTGACCTTGTGGTTCTTGGCATCCGGGTGCTGCTTGACGTGGCGTTCGGTCAGCTTGGCCTCCAGCTCGGCCTTGCAATTGCAGTTCATCGTACGACCTCCTCGAGAGCCAACTTGCCCAGCAGTTCGACCACGCTGTCGGCCAGGGCCTGCAGGGAGCCATCGTTCAGGATGTCGAAATCCGCCTTGATGCGGTGGTGCTGCTCGCTCACATGGCCAGCGGTGTCGGCAGGCAGGCAGGCCAACTGGGGGCGGTGCACTCGCGCCACCTTGGCTCCCAGGGCCCGCAACATCTCCTCCTCAACCGGGTCGCGCAGATCCGTGACAACGATGCGGGTCCATCCGGTACCGATCTGGCGCCCGATCCAGCGTTCGACGATCGAGGCGTAGTAGGTTGGAGAGAACCGGCGCTTGTAGGAGGCCCAGCGCTGCAGCACCCAGCGCGGGCTGCGCGGTGCGGTCAGGAGGTCACCACCATCAGCAATCCAGCGCGCAAAGCCTGGGTCGCTGCACATGCCGGCGGCCAGGGCCGGCAGCGGGGTTTCCTTGGTGGGGCGGTGGGTGAGCATGCGGATATCGATCCGCCAGGCCTCTGCGACCTCGCGGCGCAGGGCATCAGCAAAGGCAATGCGCACGAAGCCCTGCTGTGGGGCCAGTACATCGGCCACGGTGTCTTTGCCCACGTCGGGGCGGCCTGTGAGGGCCAGGATCAGCGCAGGCGTTGCAGAGGGTCGTTTCATGAGTAGATCTCCTGTCAAAAGTGGTTCAGTCGTCGCGGTCGCCGGCGGCGGCTCGCTTCACATCGGTGGTCAGCCCATAGGGCCTGGTCATGGGGTAAGGGGGTGGCACAGTCCGCTGCATCTGTCGCGTGGCCGGGCTGCGGGTCCGCAACATGGCCTCCAGACGCACCAGACGCATGGCGATCGGGTCAGCCATCACCTGGTCAAAGTCCTGCGGCCAGGCCGCACAGCAGCGCCGGTAGCGCATGGACTCCCAAGCAGCTCGCAGATCCGCGCTCATCTGCCACCCCGGGCCGTGAGAGGCATGGGCACCACCGTGGTGGGCTCCAGATCCAGAGAGGCCTGTGGTGGCAGCGAAGCCTTCAAGGAGGCCTGTTCGCGTCTGATTCGGGCAAAGGTCTTGCGGATGTCGGTCGCCGCGGAGTTGCGGTACCGAAAGGCCTTGTCTGTGATGCCCAGGGTGGGCATGGTCTTGGTGATTGGCACGGTCGATCCTCCTGGTCATGGCTTGCGGGATGGCTTGGATGGGGACTCGAAAACCCAGCAGTGCACCGCCCTGCCCTGTTCCACCGCGGGGGCTTCTTCGCCAGGCTTGTATGGCTTGTTGTTCCGGGTTCTGATCGCGCTGTTGACGGTCTTCACGTCGACAAAGCGGCGGGCTTTGCTGGTGCGCAGCACCTTCTTCAGCTCGGCCAGGACGGGGATCTGTTGGCGATGCTGGGCCGCCATTTCCACGAACTCGTTCAGGTTCACCGCGATCTGCTGTTGATCCCTGCTGTGGTCCAGGCGAGGCATGTCCCTGGGGCCCGCTGCCGTCGCCAGTGGGATGCCATTGAGGTAATCGAAGGCCTCCCAGAACTCCTGCACCAGCGGGTGATCAGAATTGATCGACTGCTGCCGCTCCTGGGCCATGGCGACCACCTGCTGCTGCACCTGTTCCATTTGCTGATCCGAGATCCGGACCACCCGGCGCATGAGCTGAGCCATGGCCAAGAGCTGGGCATGGTTCTTGGCAATCCGAGGCTTGTGGATGCCGTCAGTGGCCAGCAGTGCCTTGGTGTGCTGTTCTGTCAGCGGCACCATTTCCGCCATCACCTCCGTTTCACGCTTGAGCGCTTCCAGGATGAAACCGCTCACGCCTTCGATCGCGACCTTCTCCAATGCCTTGGCGCTCTCGTAGCTGGCAGGGGTGAAGCCCCGCGTGTCGAAGGTCATGTGGCAGATCCGCTCCATGATCGGCTGGCTGGCCTGCACCTGGTTGTTCTGGCTGATGACGATCGAGGCCCGGAATGGCGGGTCGTAGGTCTCGTTACCGCCCGTCTTAACCCCGGTGGTCCGGATGCTGTTGCCGTTGTATGCGTCCTTGAGCTCATCCCAGTCGAACGCCTTCACGTGGGCCTGGCCACCGGTCTTTGTCTCCCGGTCGGATTCGATCAGCACGATCGGCAGGTTGCTGACCTGGGTAAAGGTGCGCAGGCGGCCCGCCGAGGTGGACTTCGACGGGTCGAACCCCTCATAGTCCCGGCCAAACAGCTTCCAGAGGAACTGGATCAGCGTGGACTTGCCTGCACCAGGCTCGCCGACGATCTCCAGGAATGGCCAGCTCTTCTGTTCCTCGCGGATCTGCTCGGCAAACAAGCTGCCGAACCAATATGCGAGGGCGATGTAGCCCTTTGCACCAAACGCAGACCAGAGGTGATTGATCCAGCCGCGCTCGTAGGAGTCGGTGCGGGTGTTGATGTCCAGGGCGATCGAGCGCTGCAGGCTCTTGATCGACAGCTTCTCGAAGTCGAAATAGTCCTCGCTGTTGGCGTCATGGACCTGGCCACCACGCACTGCAACCTTGCCCAGCAGGTAGGTCTTGTGCGCGGCGCTGTAGCCGATGAAGTCGACCGTCTGGACGATCTTGATGTTGTCCAGTTGGCGCTGCATCATCCGCTCGAGCTGGGGGCTGGAGCCGCTGTAGATCGCCCCTGCGGCCATGTGCAGCAACTGCTTCTTGAACTCGCTGGCGGTGGTCAGTTGGCCCGCAGTGAAAGTGCCCTTGACCACACCACCGTCGTGGGGGAAGGAAACACGGAAGTAGTACCAGGCCTCCTGTGTCACCTCATTGCGTTGGTAGTACAGGGCCTGGGGCAGGCAGTTCGCGATCGGCTGCAGCACGTTGGCCTCGCGCACCGCTTTCTCGCGCAGCTCCTCATCGCTCAGTGGCTCGGCCTTGCCATCACTGATCGCCTCCTCAATAGCGTCGCGGGCCTTCGCGTAGCGCTCAAGATCCAGCTTGAACCAATACAGCCGGTTGTTGAACGACAGATCGAACTCAGTCTTCGACTCGTGGTTGTAGATCAGCAGGGCTTTGTCCAGTGCGCTGCGGGCAATCAGCAGGGCACCTTGGTAGAGGTACTCGTCCAGGTGTTCCCGCTCCAGCTTGTCGCGCTGGTGCATGTCATTCCAGTCCAGCTTGGCGCGGCCTTTCTGGAGGATTTGGGCCGCCTCGCACTTCCAGCCAGCAGCTCGGGCGCGCTCCACGTGTTTCAAGGTGAAGGCTCGGCCGGCCTTGTCGCCGTCGAGAGCCCAAACCAGCGTGGGCATGGCCACGGTGCTGCCCTGGCGGGCCAGCAAGGCCTGCAGCTCGGCCAGGGCATGCTCCGGGTAGTTGTTGCAGCTCAGAAGCGCCACAGCAGCCACACCATGGTGGGCCAGGGAGATGGCGTCGAAGATCCCCTCCACCAGCCACAGCTCGGTGGGGGGCTTTGGCGCGTCGGCTTGGGCCTGGGGCCCGAGGTCCACGAATGACAGGTCGGGCAACGACCACCAGTACCCCTGGTAGGTGCCGCCGTACTTGAAGTTGGCCTTCTTCTTGCCGAAGCGCCAGGGGCGATCGATCAGGCGTTCCCACCAGGTGTCCGCGACGGCAAAGCGCACCGTGGCAGATCCGGCGCCACGGCCATGGTCGGCGTCCTGGTCGAAGTAGGCCTCCTGCGTGAACAGACCTTTCACCTTGGCCAGGTCAAAACCCCGGGCCTGGGTGAGGTAGGCCTCGGCCGCAGCGTTGGGGTTGCGCTCCTCCGGAGGCTTGGCCATCTCGGGCACCTGGTAGCGATCAGTCCAGCTCTCGAACAGATCTGGGTAGAGCTCCTTGGCGTGGGCTTCCCAGCCGCAATTGTTCAGGCGCTCGCACCGGACCACCCAGGGGGAGTCGGCAAAGGTCCAGAGGCTTTTTTCATTGCACTGGGGGCACTTCCCCTTGCGCATGTGCTTGCCCTTCGGCGGCTTGAAGTCGTAGTCGGCCTTCAACCGCGCGGCAATGTCGTCCAGAAGGTCAGCCATCAGCGGGTGCCTCCGATCAGACGGATGGCGCTGATGTACCAGGCGTCGCCGTAGAGCTGCTCAATCCAGGCCATGGCCTGCAGGCGGTTGCCAGCGCCGTGGACCACCAGGCGGCGCCGGCGGTGGTGCATGTCGAAGTGGGTCACGCGGAAGGTCATGGCGCCCTCCGTTCCAGCGGTGGCAGTGCCGACTTCTTCACGGCCCCCTTCATGCACCAGTCGTAGGCCAGGTGCTCAAAGCGGGCGCCCATGTCGGTCACGCCATACAGGCGGTTCAGAAGGTCATGCACCTCGGCCTTTGGGCTCGCATCCATGCGCAGCACCGCCAGGCAGTCATTCAGGTGGCGCTCGTCCAGCAGTCGCAGGTCGGTCAAATCGAAGCGAAAGCGCTGGCCGTTGTACAGGCCCAGCAACAGAGCCGCGCACACCTTCGCGCCCCCATGGAATCCCTGGGCTGTTTGCCACAGGCGATCCAGAGCCGCCAGTGGATCTTGTGACGATGTATTCATGCCGCCCTCCGAGCTGGACGGGTGTTCATCGAGCGGGCCCGGGCAGCAGCTCGCTGGAGCTGGCCAGCCAGCTCTTCGGCCTCGTTCGCGGTCAGGTTGAACTGGAGCTGAAACGGGCCGCTGGCGGCATTGACGTACACCGATGCGTCGCCGCCGATCCGCCCGTTGCGGTAGGAATAGACGCCCAGCGAGCTGCCAAGGTCTTTCTCTTCGGGGTGGCCCATGCGGCCGTGGTGCAGGGCGGGCTGTTCCTCTTGCCAGTGGTTGCCACCGGCATCGATCACTGGGGTCAGATGGGGTTTTGACATCGAATTGACTTTCTTCAGGGTGAGCGAATCCCGCAGAGCCTGAAAACAGGCTCCGCAAGGGGTGTTTGCGATTGGGGTAGGCGGCGTTTAGCCGGGGTGGGGATCAGCCTCGAACAGGTCGAGGGTCCGGGGCTGGCTCACATGGGTCGGCGTGTAGTCGGCCTTCGGCATGTGTTCCAACTGATGCTGCAGCAGCGATCGGCGGGTGTGGCTGCTCAGTGGCAGGGCTACCGATGAATCGGGGGTAGCGCTCGGGCTGATGGTGTGCTCAACCGTCGAGATGACAGAAAAGGTGTGGCCGCACTCGTAGTTGCTGCACACGAAGATGCCCTTTCGGGTCAGGTCCGTGACTTGGGCGCTGGTGCGCGAGTGCGCAGTGGCCTTGCAGTGGGGGCAACGCATCCTCATGGGGCCAGCTCCAAAAGGGTGATTTCCCTGTCAACGAAAAATGGGGTTCGCATGTTGATAGCCAAATAGTTCACGCTGTCACGGCTGTTGGGTGGCACCAAACACCAGGGAGGGGCGACTTGTTCGATGGTCTTTCAGGCAGGGATATCGCGCTGATAGGGCAGCCCCAGTTCGCCAGCCATCTTCTCGATGAGGGATCCGAGGGCCTGGCGGTCCGCCACGTCGGGCGTTTTGCTCTTGATCGAGATCAGTTGGGCGAACGACATGCGATGCCGGCGGAGCACTTCTTGGGTCTTGGCATGGTTGAGGTTCACAGCCACGCCCAGCTCTTCGTAGTCGTGCAAGGCATCGGCCCACTCTTCCTGTTTGGCGATCAGGAAATCGGCGCCGTCAATGTTTCCTGCAGCGCGCACACGTTCGGGACTGATGCTCGAAAGGTAGGCAGCTACTCGCGAAAGCAGGATGCAGGTCTGTTCGCGGCGTTGCCCATCTGCCGAGTACATAGGTACTTGGACGGTCCCCAAAAAGCGAGGGTAGTAGACCCCCTCCGTCACACGCTTTCGTTGACGAACCCACTCCAGACCGAACAGATCTGCAATGGGTTTCAGGGGTGTGACTTCTTGACCTTGATCGTTTTTGGCGACTTGCAGAGTCAGGCCGGCGTACTGGATGGAGAAGGAGATTTTGGACATGGTCAGTAAAGGAGGTTGGGGATTTCTTGGGGGAGCACCTGAGTTCCGTCTCAGCGGGCTGGTTCAACTGGGCAGCGAGCCTGTGCGCTGGTAGTGGTTCAGCGCTCGGATGACGATCAGGCGGGCCATGTTGGCCAGCGGGCGGTCTTCCTTTTCGGCGAGCGCCTTGAAGTCGATCAGCTCCTGCGGGAAGAGGCGCATTGCAATGGGCTTGGTGGTTTCAACCCCGTGTGGGGCGCGTTTGCGTGGCATCTGTTGGTCCTTAAGAGGCAGTTACTTCTATGTGTGTCGGGTAGCATGGGCACCCATGAAATTACATAGTGGTCGCATTCTCTTATGAAAAAACATAGGAGTCAATAAAGTTTATGGTTTTACATAGCATCGGTGATCGCCTGCGCTCCGAACGAGAGCGTCTGAAGTTGAGCCAAGCAGCGCTCGCGGAGTACGGCGGAGTAAAGCCACTCACACAACACAGCTATGAAAAAGGTAGCAGCTACCCAAATGCTGACTACTTGGCGAAAGTGAATGACCTGGGCATTGATGCCATGTACGTCATCACTGGAGCGCGCGCCAAGCCTTCGCAGGCGCTCCCGGGTGCAGAGCCCGAGATGGCTGTACTCGTGGCACTTCAGAACAGGGGCATCTTTCCAGATGGCGAAGGTGGTGGCAGAGTCTCGCCAGCAGGCTTGGCGCTGCTGTTGGACTACGTGCGTGAGGTCAAGGACAACAGGATCACAAAACTCACCAAAAAAGAGCTGCAGAAGGTCGTCAGCTTCGCTCCCAAGGATTCACGGGAATGGGTGATTCAACCTGTGGCACTCACGCCCTATCCAGACGGAAAAGCCAGCCACATCCTGTTGGTGTATCGCAAACGGTCACCTGTTTCTGTCGTTTGGAAGATTGGCCCATTCCAAGGGGACGTACCTTCTCGGATTGACATCACCACAGGGTCTGAACTACCGCTCAGATCTGTTGGTGAGGAGGACGACGACGAACTGCGCTGGCAACTCGATCTTTCACTCGATGGAGCAGATTCAATACTGCCTCAAGGGCTAGAGCTTCGCTTCAACCCTTTACCGATAGCTCCTGTCAAAGCACAGAAGATAAAAGAGCGGCCTGTCAGGATCCATATCGGTGGCGATGTTGGCCAGACGGTCCACGGCGATCAAATCAACCATGCTCCTGTGTCATTCAATGTTGGCAAGGCGCGAAAATAAACCCTCATTTTTCAGGAGTGATTGATTGTGACTAAAAGTGCAATTTGGCTTTCATATGATTTAGGTGTTCAAGGCGACTATTCATCATTGTATGAGTGGCTTGACGAGCACAAGGCGAAAGAGTGTGGCGACTCCTTGGCATTTTTTAATTACGAACACGAAAAACCAATCAAAGACCAACTCAAGATTGATCTAAAAGATAGAATTAATATAAACAACAGAACAAGAATTTATGTTATTTATCGTGATCATGCGACCACCAAAAATAAGGGCGCCTTTATTTTTGGTGGACGTCGAGATGCACCATGGACTGGATGCGCATCAAATGAGGATGAAGTAGTAGATGAAGAAGGAGCGTAATTGGCCAACATATTAGTTGATACGGGGGTGTGGTATGCCATTTTTGACAAGAACGATCACCCCCATGAGCGCGTCGAAATCGACAAACTTGCCGATTATATTCAATCCATGAATGCCATTATTCCCTGGCCAGTAATCTACGAAACAGTTTGCACGAGATTTGCAAAAAACAAAATTGCACTAACGGGTTTTGAGAAGATTCTTAAATCGGCACGAGTAAGTATTATTGACGATGCTCCATTTCGTCAATCCGCACTTGATCATTCATTTAATTCATCAATCCGCAGGCAACGTCCTCTCAGCTTCACTGATTGCCTCTTAAGGGTGATGATTGACAGCAGCGATATGAGAATAAGCTCTTTCGCAACCTTTAATGCCGGCGATTTCTCCGATATATGTTACGGGCGTGGGGTGGATATTATTCCAAGTCAATATTAGCTCCCGCAAACAAATTGGCGCCCTGAATTCAAAGTTCCAAATCTGAATTTGCACCGCCTCTAGTTGCTCGAATTTTTTCTAGCACACTCATCTCGGAAGCATAGACTTGACGTTGACTTCTTGCAGTCATCTGCAAATTGAGAGTTACGATTTCTTCTTCGGTTAAACCGAACTCTGGAAGCGTAGGCCTCCCCGGCTCGCCAATATGCAAAGCGAGTCTTGGCGAGATTGGATAGTAAATTGTCATCTGCTCTGGCGCATTTTCTCCATCAGCATCGAGATTAACTACCGGCTGGTCGGATGTAACGAATGGCATTGAACTCTCATTACGAACAAGAATAAGCGGCCGGTCTTTTCTGCCCATAAACATACTGCACCCAAGATTAAATCCATAAATAAGACCAATTACTCCCCAGATGCGACTTACATCCAGTTTTATTCGATTTCTCAGCCTCTCAATGACTCTTGATTGAACGGCCTTAGTTCGCATGTGCTGAGCGGCAATGAAATTACAGAACGCAATAGCACTCTGGGGATCATCAAACCATGTGATATCTTCCTTTAGGCAGCGGGCGAGAAGCGGAACGAACTTCCCCTCAATAACAGTGTGCTGGTCATCTATGGCATTTGTTTTATGAATTTCCAGCAACTCCAGAACTTCAGGTTGTTGGAGTAGTTCAGGGTGCTGTTGCGATAGGAGCAGCGGACTGAGGATGTTGTGAAGCACCATTTCGTAGTGGCGTCGCGCGATCGGTGAAGCCTGCTCAACTGTTAGCAGTCGAATTAGTTTTATCTCTTCACTGGTTAAGTCTTGCAATTTATAGAAGTTGTTCTCAACACCAAGTGACTTGGTACCAGTAGCGAAAATCCGTTCATCCATCAAGCAATGAAGTGAGCCGTTCGTCACCCACGCCTTGAGGTAGTGCTGCCAAATGAAGTGCTGGTAAGGCTTTCTGATGGGTACGTGTGTGTTCGCCATAACGGAAGCTTATCTGAAAGCTGCCAAAAATTGGCATCATGAAGCACGATTCGGAATCGCGGACGTCCGATCTATTTCAACGCTGCAAAGAAGCTCAAAACAGTTGATCATCCCAACACGAAAAGGCGGACCAAACAACACCGCCGGGAGATCAGGTTGGCTCAGGATTTGGATATTGGCCGTGACGTCGCAAGTCTCGTGGCTGGTGACTCTGTCACCCACATCGGCAAGTTCGTTTCGCTCAGCCCCCGCATGGGGCTGCAGGGTTTTTTTTTACCGCACTCGCCATCGTCATGATCTTCCTGGCCGTGCTGTTCGGGGTCCTGGTGAACAACGGTGGCCGCCCCGTCATCGGCCCGGATCCTGCCGTGCTTTGCCATTACGAGGGGAGCACGTATTCGCTGGGCTCAATGATCGAGATGCTCGAAGGCCAGTTCAGGGTGTGCCAGCTCGATGACGGGACCCCTGTTTGGAGTGCCATGGAAAGTGAAAGTAGGTGAGATTTTTGTTGTGCTGTATATTTGACCAGTGTTTTGCACTGTCATACAGCTCAGAGATCGAGGCCTGCGCTTGCGCCGGGATGAGTGGCCTGCGCCCATAGAGGGGCGCCTCCAAATGGTCGAAATGGATGCGCGCATCTCCTCTTTCAGGCGGGCCACACACATGGCCCAGTTGATTCAGATGCAGGGGATGGTTGCCGTACCCGCTGAGGTTCTGGCTGACCCAGTGATGACCCATGTCGTTGAGCGCGGTTTCGTGCTGCGAGGCATCCAACTGCACGTCGAGGGCGACCGGGTCTGGGAGCATGAGCAGGTGTGGCTAGTGACTCCTGTCATTGGCAGCGGTGGCCGAGCCTCCTCATCATTCGATCAGTCATCCGAACCGATGCTCGAGCTGTCGCCTGTGGCGTCGTCCTCCTGAGCCGTATCGTCGTCTGGAACCGCCCCTGTTTCGAGTTCGACACGGGTGGTGAGTCCAGCGTCCCCGAGGTGGTGGTGCACCTTCACCACCAGCCAGGCTGTGCCGTCGATGTCCGATTTGAAGCCTTTCACGGTGACCGGGGTCTGCGGCATCAGCTCCGGGCGGCCGAGGGCCAGCGTCAGCTCAAGCGTAGCCGCCCCACGAGCGATCCGGTTCATCTCTGCTCGGGCCGCGGCCAACGCATCGGCCTCACTGCCGTAAGTGTCCTTCAGCCGCTTCTCGTGGCCCTTCTTGCCGACCAGCACACCGCGCCGGCGGGCTCGGCCAGCGTCGTGCCAGTAGGCCCGCACGCCGCTGTAGCTGTCGCGGTCGCTGATGTGGAAACGGTGCTGGTCGCCGTCGTCTCGGCTGATCGCGACCTTAGCCAGGGCCTGCCCTGAGCTGCTGCGCGTGCCGTTGATGGGCAAGAACACCAAGCGCTCCTTTTTGACGGTGGCAACGGCGTCGTGCTGGGTTGCCAGGCGGGTCAAGAAGTGCAGGTCACTTTCACCTGTCTGGTCGATGTGACCGATTTTCACGCTCGACAGCGCGGCATCCACCCTGCCCTGCAGTTCATGCCGCTTGGCAATGGTGCCCACGATGTCGCCCAGGGTGGTGGCGTGCCAGCTCTGATCGCGGCGGATGCGCAGGCTCTTGCGCATGTCGGCGGCCCGGGCGCGGATGTGCACCTGGTCGGGTGAACCGCTGTGCTCCACCTCATCGACGGTGAACAGGCCTTTGTCGATCAAGGTCTGTCCCGCCCACCCAAGGCGCAGCGCGATCTCAGCTCCGCGCGGGGGCAGGCGCACGGCGCCGTCGCTGTCGTTGAGCACCAGGTCGAGCTGATCGCTTTCATTGCCGCGGCACTCACTGAGTGACAGGCTTTCCAGCCGAGCATCGATCGAGGGGGTGATGTCCCGGCCGTCGATGGTCAAGGCAAAGTCAGGGGCCCGATAGGGTGCCCGGTCCATGTAAGGGTTTGTCGCCATCAGATCCACCAGTCCACCGGCCAGGGCTCGCCAGGGTTCACGCCACCGCTCGCATCGGCCATCTTGTCGTCCACCCGGGCCAGGCTCAGGTCAAATGAAATGCGCCGCGGCACGCCCTGGGCCACAAACACCGAGCCGGTCTCGCTGATGCCCTCGATCACCCAGGCCCCGTACACGCCGCCGGCACCGTCCACCAGCGCCCAGGCCCGGCCACTGTCGGCCATGTCGCGCAACTGGGGCAGCGACTGCCTGGTGCCCATGAACTCGGGCACCTGCACGCCGGTCAGGTTGATCGTGTCATCACCTGGACCGACGAACTGACGGGCTGGGCGCTGACCGACCCGGGAGTTGCTGGGGTGGCGCCAGGTGGTCTGGCGCTTCAGCTCTTCAAAGGCCAGCGTGTTCAGGCTGAACACGAACTGGCCGAGGCTCATCATCATGGTGGGCTCTCTTTCAATCGATATCGCTCATGCTGGACAGCACCCGCGACCGGGCCGCCCTGTCTCGCCGGTCCAGCTCGGCCGACACCGCGCGGGCAATGGCCTGCGGGTCCATACCCTGGGTGGCATTGATGGTGATCTGGTGGCTACTGGCCGGTGCGGCGGCGGCAGATCCGCCGGCACCGGCCTGGCGGGCCGCCATCACTGGGCGCTGGGCCAGCACCAGGGGCTGGGCATCGGAGCCCAGGCCATCGGCCGCCATCGAGGCGCCGGCGACGGCCGTTCCCGCCATGGCCAGCACCGCGCGCCGCACCAGGTCCTGGCGCCCGGTGATGCCCAGGGCGGTGCCCTCGCTGATGAAGCCGCCGGCCTCCATGAAGACCCGGCTGGGGCTCTTGATGCCCAGGCGGTCTCGGAACCACTGCGCCACCGAGTCAGCCGCGCCGGCAATCGTGTCGCGCACGGCCGCCAGCCGGCTGGTGATGCCATCGGTCAGGCCCGCCATCAGGTCGGCGCCGGCCTGCAGGAAGCGGCTCTTCAGGTCCACCACGTACTGCCAGGCGGCCTGGCCGCCCGTGCTGATGCTGTTCCACCAGCCGCTCACGGCCCCCGACAGGGTCTCCCAGATCGCGATCAGCCCGCCCTTGATACCGTCCCAGTTGCGCCAGACCATGAAGGCGGCCACGGCGATCAGCGTAAGGGCGAGCCCGATTGGGTTGGCCAGCATCAGGGCGCCCAGGCGAACGATGGCTGAACCGGCGGCGGTCAGGATGGGGCCCAGCACCGCAAACGCCCGCCCAGCCATGAAGCCGACCTTGTACAGCAGGCCCATGCCCGGCCCCAGGCCGAATAGCTTCACACCCAGCGTCGTCATCAGGTAGCGCATCAGGATGAACTTGCCGGCCAGCAGTCCCACCGGGATCATCACCGCGCCCAGCACGGCCAGCAGAGCGGACCCGGCCAGTACCACCTTGAGCACGCCTGAAACGAGCCCTTCGTTCTCTTTGACCCAGGCCGCCGTCTTTTCGAGCACAGGGTTGATGCCGTTCATCAACTCAATCAGGCCAGGCTTGAGGTTCTCTCCGATAGCCGCTTTGAGGTTGAAGGTACGGTTTTGGAACATCTTCCACTGTGCCGACAGCGTGGCGTTGCGGGCCGCGGCCTCTCGCGCCATCGAGCCCTTGCCGGCGTCACCGTTGGCCAGTTCGCGCTGGCGGGTCAGCTCCTCGGGCTTGTCCACCAACTTGGCCAGGGTATCGCTGTGCTCCAGGCCCACCAGTTCCACCATCACGCCGATGCGCTTGTCTTGAGGGAGAGCCCTGATCGAATCCAGCACCTTGGTCAGGGTTCCCATGGCATCGGTGGCCATGCCCTTCTGGATGGCGGTGTCCTTCAGCCCGATCTCGGCCAGGGCCGCGTGGAACTTCTTGGTGCCCTTGGTGGCGGCGGCCAGCTTCTGCACGATGGCATTGGTGGCTGTGCTGGCGGTCTCTTCGCGCTCGCCCAAGGTCAGCAAGGTGCTGCCCAGGGCTGCGGCATCCTTGGCCGACATGGCCACGGTGGACACCACGCCCGAGGTGCGGTTCAAGAAGCCGATGATGTCGGCCCCCTTGCTGATGGCGTTGTCGTCCAGGTAGTTGATCGAATCGGCCAGGCCCCGGATCTCGGTGAGCGGGATCTTGAAGTTCTTGGCCACCTTGCCCATGGACTCGGTCACCTGGTCGGGCACCGCGTCGAAGGCGGTGGCCATCTCGCTGGCCATCAGCGTGAATTCCTTGAGCTGGTCGGTGGGCACCTCCATGCGGGCTGCGGCCGTCATCATGGCCGCGATCTGGGTGGTGGCCAGGGGCACCTGGCCTGACAGCTCTCGCACCTGTTGCTCCGCCAGGCGGTACACCTCAGTCAACTTGCCCATCTCGTCTCGGGCGCCCGGCACCTGGCGTGCGATGCCCAGCATGGCGTCCTCATGGGCGGCAAAGTCTTTGACTGGCGCCATGCCGATGTCGATCCCCTTGCGGCCGGCGGCATTCATGGCCACGCCGGCGCCCACCACCAGGCCGGCCTTCATGCCCTGGCTGGCGGTGGTCTCGCGGATCTTGGCCAGGCGCGAGAGCTGGGCCTGTTGGCGCTCCACCGAGCGGGTGGTGGCGTCGATCTGGGTGCGCAGCCGGGCCTCGGCCTCGGTCACGTTGCCGATGCCCATCTCTTTCATGGCGCGGCGCACGGCGATCAGGCGCTGGCGTAGGGTGTCGCTGGTGGCGTTCAGGCGCTGCAGCTCTTTCTCGGCCGTGGCGATCTGCTGGGCCAGCTTGCGTTGTTCGGTGGCCGTGGCCGGTGTTTCCTGGCGCAACTGGGCCAGCATCACGGTGGCCACCTTGGTCTGTTGGCCGGTGGCCGCGAGCTGCTGCTGCAGGCCGCGCATGCGGTCGATGGCGCCCTGCTGGGCGTTCAGGTCGCGCAGTTCCTTGCGGGTGGCGCTCAGGGCCTGGGCGGTGGCCTTGCTGCCCTGGGTGATGCGTTTGAGGGGGGCCAGGGCGCGGTCTGCCAGGTCAAGCACCACGCGCAGGCGCAGCATGTCTGCAGCCATGTTCAGTTTTCCTTGGGGTCAGTCGTCAGGGTTCAGCCGCTCGATGGCCAGCTCTCGCCAGGCCATCAGCTCGGCCACCGTCATCGGGGTCATCTCCGACAGCGGCCAGTGAAAGGCCACGGCCAGGTCGGCCATGGCGCTCTCTACGCGTTCAGGAAGGCCTGCACCTGATCCTTCGGCAGCAAAAAAGCGAGCACCTCGCTTCCCAGGGCTACCAGGTCGACCGGGTCGATGTTGGCCACGTCGAACTTGGTGAGGGTGGGCGAGCTGATGCGCGGCAGCAGCACCTGCAGCGAGTCGACGTCGACGCGCATCAGGGCCGACAGCGACAGGCCGCGCAGTTCGCCGCTCTTGGGCTTGCGCAGGGTGACCGAGGTAATGGTCTGATCGCCGCGCTTGATGGGTGTTTCCAGGGGCACCACGGCGGTGTCGGTCTGGGCTGCAGGGATGGCGTTGGGGGTGGCGGCGGTGGTGGATTCAGGGGTGGTCATGGGATTTCAGGAGATTGGGTAATGGGGCTGGGCGGCCCGCCTGGGGCCGCCCGAGGTGGGCATCAGATGCCAAGATCAGATGCCAAGAGCGGCGCGCACCTGCTGCATGCGGTCCACGCCGTTGACCAGCTCGATCATGTTGACCACGTCGATCTCGATCAGGGCGGTGCCATTGACCGTGAGCTTGTAGTAGCTGATCGCCGACTTGATGGTGATTTCGGTCTTGTCGCCGCCCTTGGCCTTGCCCGGGTCAAATTCCTTGTGGCGGCCGCGCACCACGACCTCCAGCGAGTCGACGGATTCGGAATCATCCGACTGGAGCATGCCGGCGAAGCGCAACAGCACACCGTTGTGGGTTGTGACGCCCCACTGCTTGAGGATGTCGGAGATCCAGCCGGCGGCCTTCCAGTCCATCTCCATGGCTTCCGAGCCGAGATCCAGTTCGATCTCGCCGGCCATGCCGCCCGAGCGGTACTTCTCCATCTTGCGGGTGAGCTTGGGCAGGGTGACCTCTTCGGTCTCGCCGACATAGCTCACGCCGTCGACGAACAGGGCAAAGTTCTTGAGTTTCTTGGGCAGTCCCATGAGGTTCTCCAGTGATCAGGGGTTGAAAAGGTGCTGCGGGCTTACAGACCCGTGCCGACGCGCACGGCGAAGTCGCTGAAATACGCGTCGGTGATGCGTTGCTGAAACTCGAGGTCTTCCAGGGGCGGCACCGGGGTGTAGTCGTAGTCGAGGCGCAGCTTGCCGACCTTGAGGGTGGCGGTGGTGTTGATTTCCTCGTCGTACCAAGCCTTGCCGTCGAGGATGTAGCCGCCGGTCTTGAGCTCGCGAAACTTGGCGTTGACGCCCTCCAAGATGTCCTTCACCAGGCTTGGGTGCAGCGTCTTATCCGACGCCCACATGTGGCCCTCGGCCATGGTGTCGGCCAGCACCTGGGCGGTTCGGGTGGTGCTCTCGAAGGCGAACAGCTCCTCGCTGCTGGTGGTGCGGCTACCCCAGAAGCGGTGGCCGTTGGACTGGATCAACGTGGTGACGCCGGCGGCATTGAGCAGGCCCGCATCGGTGTCGGGGCTTTGCAGGTCCCAGTGCACGTCGCGGCTGATGCCCTGCACGCCGTTGATCTGCACATTGGACAAGGTCTTGTGCCAGCCATATTCCTGGTCGATGCGCGCGCGCAGGCCCATGGCGTAGGCCACGGCCGGGGCCTCGACAATGCCGGCGGCGTTGACATCGAACTTCTTCCAGTTGGGCCACAGCAGCATCAGCTCGCGGGCGCCGAACAGGTCGCGGTAGGCCATGGCCCCGCTCACGTCCTCGCCGTGGGCTGCGGCATAGCCAAAGCCGCGCAGCTTCTTGGCCACCGACACCAGGGCATCGGCCACGGGCTCGCTGTCCAGGCCTGGCGCGCCCAGGATGCGGGGTTTGACGCCCAACTGGGCCTGGGCCGCCAGCAGGGCCTGCAGGCCGGTGTAGCGCCCGCCCACGCTGGTGCCGATCACCTTGGCGTCTTGGTCGGCTTGCTTGGCCTGGGGGTCGGCGCCTTGGCCCTCGGCCACGCGCACCACCACCAGGATGGGGCGGGTCTGCTCGCTGATGGCGGTGAGGGACGGGGCCAACGTACCCTGCACGCCGGCCTTGTCGATGGCGGTGTTGATCTTGGTGACCAGCACGGGGGTGTTCAGGGGGAACACGGTGGCGTCGGCGTCGGGCGCGGTGGCCACCAGGCCAATGATGGCCGTCGAGATCATGGTGATGGCCTGCAGGCCGGCAGAGATTTCCGTGACGCGTACGCCGTGGTGGTAGTTGGCAGAAGACATTGATGGCTCCAGGTTGAAAAACTTTGAAAGGGATCCGGCGGTCAGTTGCGCAGCGCCGGAGGCTGCTGCAGGCGGCGCTGCTCAGCCTCGAAGGCTTCGCGGCAGTGGTCCGCCTGCCAGAAGAACAAGGTGTTGATGGCTCGGGCAGTCCAGCCCCAGACGGGCTGGCCCTTCTCCCGCATGCGGTGGGCGCGCGATGACAGGGCTTCGTCGGGTTCGCCGGCCAGTAAGGTGTTGACGAGCTGGTCCAGCCCGATCAGGACGTTCAAGAACCATTCGCCCACGTCAGGCCTCCACCACAAAGATCGTGATGCCGGCAAAGCGCATGCGCTGGTCAGGCGGAAGGGCCTCATTCACGCCGGATTCCCTGACCATCCACCGGCCGCTGTCGGCCATGGTCGCTTGCAGGCTGATCGCCCCTTGCACCATGGTGGCCAGCAGGAATCGCTCTCGGCCATCACTGGCCCGCATGGGCAGCCGAAACGACCCGTCCGATGGGAATGCCTCACCGTCAAGCTGCAGCTCAGCCTGGACGCTCAGTCGCGTGCCAGCCACGCAGGTGACCTCGGTCATCGCTTCGTTCACCGAGAGATGAGCGGCGTTTTCCGGACCAGCCTGAATGGACTTGACCACGATGGCCAGGGCCGGCGGTTCGGTGACCTCCGTCACGGGCGCGCTGATCACATCAGTCTCCGGGTCAAAAGACCAGCCGATTTGGCAGTCCGCGGTCGTTTCACGGATGGCCTGCCATCTGTCGGCCTGCAGGGCAGCGAAATCGTCGGTTGCCATGATGATGTTCATCACGGTGCCCCCTTTGATCAGTGCGAGGCGCTTTGCGAACTCTGTTTGATTGGTTGCGTTGACCATCATTTCTCTCACTTGAAGAATCGAAATTTCGCGAATCCATTCCCGCCCGTGGCAGAACCAACACCCGCAGGAAATCCCCGACCGCCACCGCCATCGCCGCCCTGGCCAGGGCTGGCTGCAGTTGCTGCCCCGCCTGGGCCCAGAAGCCCGCCTCCACCACCGCCGTAGGCGTTCTGAGCGCGGGATGACTGAAATGCCGTGATGCCGACCGCACCCGGAAAGCCGCTCAGCCCCCAGATTTGGTAAGGGGTGAGAGAGGCGCCTGGCTGGCCTGTGTCGTATTGCTCGTAGTACTGGTCGAAGGCATTGACTTCATGCCATCCGACAGCCCCTCCTCCGCCAGGACTGAAGGGACGCCAGAGCAATCCGGTGGACGCGCCGGTCGTTGAGCCCTGGCTGTTGGACGCGTAGAGCGTTCCATTGATCTCCACCGAGGTGACTCCACCGTAGGACCATGCAGTTCCGGCTCCGACTGTGAGGGTCATGGTGGGCGCAATCACTGGGATACGGTGGATCTCCACCCCACCAAAATTCACACCGCCACCACCGCAGAGCAGTGCCTCGATGTATCTGGTCCCATCAGGAACTGAAACCAGGCCAGACACGCGATACAGCGGGCTCTCCGTGTATTGAGAAATCGGCTTGTCCGCCCCTGTGCTGAGCAACTGGGCCAGCTCGTTGGTCCAAACCGCAGTGCTCAAGGCAGTGGAGGCCGGCGCTCGGCTGGTGATGGCTGCATCGAGGCGATCGAGCAGCACGGCGCGCGCGTTGGTCCACTGCGCGGTGCTCAGTGCGCTGCCGGCCGGAGCCACGGTGTTCAAGGCGCCGATGACGGTCTGCAGCTCGGCATGCAGGCTGGTCAGCACATTGCCCATGGCGTTGGTCAGCAGCGCCGGGATGGCCGCATCCAGCGTCTGAATCATGTTGCGCAGGCGAATGATGTCCACATCGGCGTCGTTGGCCGGGTGAGGCAGCGCCAGGCCCAGGTTGGGCGTGATGTCGTTGACAGTGGTCATTTCAGGGTCTCTCTTGCCTGTGTCACAGCACCACGGCGCGCAGGTTGGTGATGGCCGGGCGAGCCGCGTGGGTGCCCGTCAGGCTCAGGCGCAGGCGGGCCTTGTCGGCGGCGTAGTTGTCGAGCTGGTAGACCAGCTCCATCACGCCAGCGGTCTGGGGGCTGCTGCTCACAAAGGGCACAGGCGTCCAGGCGCCGGCGGTTTGGTTCTGGGCATGCAAGGTGAGCGAGCTGCCGGCAGGCAGATCCGCCTCGAGCACCACGCGCACGCTGACCTGGCCGCCGGCGTTGACCAGGGGGCTGATGTAGGTGCCGGCGGTCTGAAGCGAGCCCACCACCAGCTGGATGCCAGGCTCCAGGATGGCGCCAAGCGAGCCGACACCCCGCAGACGGGCTGAGGCTTGGATATGGCCGGTGTACCGAGAGGCCAGCGTCACCACCTGACCAGGGGCGGCCTCGATCACGCTGCCGTTGTCCAGTGTGAGGCGGAACACACAGCTCGACGCGGCCGAGGGCTGGTGCGCATAGGCCTGCACCAGCAGGTCGGTGGCGTCCACCACGTCCACGGTGCCCAGGTCGATCAGGCGCTCGGTCTGGGTGTAGTCGGCCGCCAGCAGCTCGAAGGCCATGTCGCGGTCCTGGTGGGCCGTCCAGGTGCTGGCATTGCTGCTGGAGAGCAGCACGCCCACCTGATAGGGCTGTGCCGTGACGATGCGGCTGTTGGTGGCATCCCACTTGCCCAGGTCGGCCACGGCCACCGCGGTAGTGGCGTCGTCACACAGCAGCACCACGCAGTACTCCCGGCCAGCATCGGCCAGCACGGGCGACCAGGTGACCTGGGTCTTGCCGTCCAGCACGATCGCTGCGGGCTGCAGGCGGGCCTCGATCAGCACGCGGGCCGTGGGGTAGCCGTTCTCGGCCTCGCGCAACTGCACCAGCACGTCGCTGGTGCCCTTGGCCGTGAACCACAGGTTGACACCGGTCAGGTGCACGGTGGCCGAGGTGGTCAGGGTCTGGGCCAGCGGGTCGGTGCGCACATACCAGTACTTCACGATCTGCTGCTGTTCGCGCTGCACTAGGGTGCCCTGGCCAGTGAACAGGGCGCTGGCATGGTTGCCGCCCGAGCCGGTGATCTCCACGCTCTTGGTGCCGGCGGGCACGTTGGCTGGCACGGTGAACTTGCCTTGCAGCAGTCCTTGGGCGTTGGCCGCCAGCGCGCCACCGTTCAGGGCGGTGGGCTGCACCGCGATGCCGTCGAAGGTCATGGCCGCCACGGTCTCACCGGGCCCGAAATGGCTCTCGAACTGCACCTCGATCTGGCGCAGGGTCTCCAAGGCCGTCGACGACTCGGCCAGGATGTTGGCCTCGGTGGTGACGGTGTTGCTGCCGCTGCCCACGTAGAACACCTGCTCGATGGGCTTGGCCCACTGGGTCTGCACCTCGATCCAGCGGTCCACGGCCGGCTGCAGCACCAGGTCGGTGGGCAGCGGGTCGAAGGCGGCGTAGGGGTTGACCAGCATCTGGCCGGTGCGCATGGTCTGCGAGATCACGGCCTTGTGTCCGTGGGCCAGGGCCTGGCGTTCGGTGATGCCCAGGCCGAGCTGGTGCACGGTGATGGCGATCGGCAGGCGCAGCGCCCCGCCCGAGATGGCGGCGGTCTGGGCCACGCCGGCGTCACGCATCGAATCGTTCAGGAACGGGTCAGCGAAGATCCCCTTCTTGATGCCGCTGTTGCGGCCCGAGATGTCCAGGGACAAGCGCAGCTCGGCCTGGTCTTCGAACACCCGGCGCACCATCACCTTCAGAGCGGCGTGCTCCTGCATGGGCACCATGTGCACGGCGTCCTGGTCGATTCGGCGGTTGCTGTCCCAGCTCTGGTACACGGTGGCCAGGCTCAGGCAGTTCTGCGGCACGGTGGGGGCCACCGGGCTCCATTCGGCCGGCACGCCCCGGATCCAGGTGATGTTGCCGTCGCTGTCCATGCACAGGCGGTCGTAGCGGCGCAGGGCCTGCTGGTAGCTCACCAGGATCAGGGAGCCCTGCAGGGCGCCGGCCACGTCAAAGCCCGTGCTGGTCAGGTTGCTGACCTGGGCGGTGATGATGTGCTGGTACGTGACCTGGTAGGTGCTGCCCGGGTTGGGCTCGGCACCGGCCGGGCTCCAGTCGATCTGGCCGGCGGTGAGCTTCCAGCTCACGTCCTTGGCAAAGACCGTCGCGCCCTGCTTGACCGATTCGACCAGCAGCACACTGGTGTCGGGCAACGGGTCGGCCGCGCCATTGAAGCCGCCGTGCACGATGTCGTGGGTGCTGCGAACGGTGATCTTGACCGTCAGCGTGCCCACAGCCGGGGTGCGGTCGAAGGCGATGTGCTGCAGGCCCTCTGTGGTCGAGGCGTGGGGCTCGTCCTCGATCGCCAGCAGCTCGGGGGTGGCGTCGTACACCACACGGCGCGAGGCGGGCAGTTCCAGGCCCCGGCCGCTGATGCGAGCCGCGCCCTCGGCCAGGGTGTAGACCTGCTGGCCGGTGGGCAGATCCGCGCCCATGACCACCTCCAGGCCGCGCACCACGTAGGTGCCGCCAGTGCTGTCGCGGTCGTAGCGCGAGAGGGCCTGGGTGATGGCGTCCAAGTTGGGCGGGGCCTCACGGGCGCGCACCGAGCCATCTTCCACGGCCCACAGCGGGTAGAAGTCGCCAGCTTGGCCGTCTCCCTTGAAGCCCCAAACCAGGGTCACCTGCTCGCGCCAGGCGCCGGGCTCCTGATAGCCCCGGGTGCCTACGGCGGGGTTGAGCAAGGTGGGGTCTTGCTCTTCGGTCACCACCGCGACCTGCAGGTATACACCCACGTTGACGATGCCCACGGTGGCGATCTGGAGCTGGCCGGCGGGCACAGGGCGCACAGTGCCGTCCACGTAGACCAGGCCTGCCTCGCACAGGGTGGCGCCGGTGGTCGAGTTCACGACGATGCCGGCACCCTCGACGATGCCACCGTCCTTGAACAGCACATCAGAGACGGCCTTGGCCCGGTGGATCAGCGCGGCCTGCATGTCGTTGAGCTCGGCCGACTGGAGCACGCGGTCGGCATTGAACAGCACCCGGTTGTAGCGCTTGGCCGGGTCGAAGCGGTTGTAAATGGTCATTGTGATTTTCCTGAGTGAGCAGAGCTGCGTCGGCGGGATGGGTCAGAACGGCAGCACGTACTCAAAGATCTGGCGGGTGGCGCCATTGCGAGGGAAGGCAGGCACGCGCTCGAGCGCGTACAGGCGGCCAGGGCTGGTGAGATCGGCGGGCAGGAAGTAGCGCTGGCCGGCGGGCAGGCCGGGCTTGACCTGAGTGCCCAGGAAGATCCCTTGCTCGCGGATGGTCTCGCCGGCGGCCTCGGCAAACGCGAAAACGAAGCGCACATAGACGTAGGTGGTCGGCTCGGCCGACAGGGTGTAGCGGCCGGTGGCCAGCTCAATCTCGCCATTGGCGTCGGGTCGGCAGTAGCCCACCTGGGTGGAGGCCCGGCGGCCGATCTCGTCGACCAGCGCGGTGTTGGTGTTGCCCTCGGGCTGGGGCGCGTCATCCCAGGCGGGAGAGCCGTGGCCCCAGGCCAGGTGGATGGGCTGGCTGGCGACGGCGATGGCCAGGGCGATGCGGCCGGATTCTTGGAGGGTTGCCATGGTGGTCAGTCCTGTGTGTGCTTGGATTCAATGGAGGTGCGCCAGGGCCTGGAATCCCAAGGGCCCACCCAGCGGCGAGGCGCCGGCATGGGGCTTGAGATCTCGACGGCATTGGCGTCGGTGCGGATACCGGTCGGATCGGAGGCAGGCCACGCAATCTCTGCTTGATGCAGACGGCCCGGAACCATCAGCGGCTCACCGGGTGTCGGGGCCTCGCAGGTGCCGGTGAACATGGCCCCGACACCGCTGTAGGTGTCGACGATCACGTAGCTGTCCAGGCTCCAGGCGTCCAGATCCACCCGATCGGCGCGGGGCATGGTCAAGGCGTGCACAGCCGTGCCCGTGGCCTCGATAGCCCCATGAGGCCAGGGCGTCACGTCCCGGGCCTGCAGGTGGGCGAAGCTGGCCTTCAGGTCCCCGGTGTCGGTGCTGACCCAGACGCCCGAATCGTTGTCGAGCTGGCCCACGTCCATGGCCTGGCCACCGTCGAAGGTGATGGGGCGCAGGTCGTAGCTGTGGAACACCCGATAGAAGCGGATATGGGCCGGGATGCTGGAGCGCACCACGCGGGCGATCTCGCCCATCTCGGCGGGGCTGGCGGCCCGGCCGAGATCGATGTGCAGGTAGGCGCCGTCTTCCTCGATCAGCACTTGGTCGAAGCCAAGCCAGCCCAGCACGCGGCGCACAGCCGCGGCGGTGCCGCGTTCCAGTAGCCAGGGGCGGCCGGCTTCCAGTAAGGCGGCCAGGCTGTCGAAGTAGCGGGCGAAGTCGGCCAGGCCCCATTCGGCGGCCAGCCAGGGATAGAAGGCCTCCGGGTAGGCGTCGACCACGCGGGGGCCGGTGGGTGCCATGGCCTCGGCCAAACCATCCCAGGCCGGCATGCCCTGGTCGATGGCCCGCTCCAAGGCGGTTGAGGCCGGTGGGAGGACGGTGGTCACGGTGGTGGCCATCAGGAAACTCCCTCGTCGGTGAGGTCCAGCACGCCCACCACCGGGTATTCATCGGCGGCCAGAGTGGTTGTCTCGGCGGGCCGCAAGTTGTCCACGTAGCGCACCGCGGCCACGCCAGAGACGTGCAACTGGGTGGTGATCCAGGACCTGGGCACGGAGCGGCCCAGGCGGGCATAGGTGGCCATGGCCAGCGGCAGGCTGGTGCGCAGCTGAGCCACCAGGTCGGATGGGGCCGAGGCCTCACGCCAGATCTGGGCGCTGATGTTGACCGGCCTGGGCTGGGCTACGGCCACCGTGACGGGCACGCCCAGCGGCCGGGCCCCTTCGGCGTTCTCGGCATTGAGCACGGCCAGCGCGGTAACGTCGGCCAGGCTGGCATCGTCGATCCACAGCAGCACCTGCACCCGACCTGGCTGGGGCTGGGTGGCCAGGGCGTCGCGCACGTTGAGCGAGGTGCTCAGGGCGATCAGTTCGTAATGCTCGCGGGTGCCATTGCCTGCCAGGGCGCGGATGCGCAGGCCAATGCGCAGGCGAAGGCGTTCATCCAACTCGCCGGGCAGGCGCTCTAGACCGTAGAAGGCGGCCTTGTGGTCGAGGTCGCCCTTGGTGGCAAAGGCCAGCAGGGCGGCCCGGGCGGCTTCGTTGACGCGCTGGCGGTACAGCAACTCGCGGTAAGCATGGGCCTGCAGCAGCTTCTGCAGGGGCTCGCTCTCCAGGTCGATCACATCGGCCACGCCCGGGTAGCGCTGCAGCAGGTCGGCGCGCTCGGCCTCCAGGA